TAAAGACAGCTTTGCCAGCGTCATCTTGAACCCAACTAAACGACAGGCACCAATCATCCCAGTACGAAACGCAGCGGCGTTCATACCTTCCCAGCCATCAGGTGCGCGATAACGCGCCTCTTCTGCCTCATTGTCATAGTCACGGGCGGTGCGTACCTTCTTATTCGTTGCGGTGCTACCCAATGCCATCTTGGCCATCAACTCCACTTTCTTACTGAAACGCTCCACTACTAGCGGGGCAGTACCCTGCAAGATTACTTCGACGGTGTTGAACTTAGGCGCTGAGATAACGACTGATGTTTCTTTGACTTTCATATCCATTTTGCTTCTCCAAAAAGTTAGGTTTTATTTTTAACTACGGGTGATACAAGTTATTTACGTGTCCTTCTCCTTAATTTCATAAAACCAATCGTCGCCTGCACTCCACTTGCGCGTGCCGTCAACGGTCCAGAATGTCTGCGCTGCTTGAAAATCTGGGAACTTAACGTCAGCCGGTATCAGAGACTGGTCGTACCATAGGCACCGGTTATTCGGTTGGATAGCGAACTGGCCGTTTTCCAGCCGGATGAAGTTAAAGCTCTTGTGCTCTTCAGCCTGCTCCGTGAACCCGGTGTCGGCGTCCATCCCATCAGCGCAGAAGTCAACGGTAAACAGGTAGTTACCAAAATGCCACTGCTTGTCTTTACCAAGAAACTTGACGCCCAGGTTACGTAACCCGATCTTCTCGCATACCGTAAAGCGGTAGCCCATACAGTCCCATAGCTGTAAGGTGTCGATAGGCAGGTCACCGTGCTCTGCTTTCCAAACGTAAGCGTGGATGGGAAGCTTGTCGTACAGCGCACCGTAAGCAGGCAATAGAGACTCGATGCGGAACACCTGGCCGCGTAGGGCCTTGATGCTTACCCAGACGGCCGGCTCTAGCTCCCCATGACCCTTGCTGAAGTTGTACAGGAACTCGCGCCGCACAAAGCACTTCAGCGGCGGCAACGAGGCGACGATGTAACTCATGCGTTCTTTTCCTTTAGCTTGGCTTCGATGGCGGCGCATAAAGTAACATAATTACCTTTAGCTAACTGTTCACACAATACGCGTTCATCATCCGTCAGCCCCTGCCATTCTTTTTTCCTTACCCATCCAACAGGCACTGCGTTTAGTGCTGCGCTATCAAATAATTTTTGCGCTATGTCTAATGCTTGCGCTTTGGTAAATAATCTCTCTTCATCCATTGTTCTTCTCCTTTAGCTTGGCTTCGATGGCGAGATAAAATGCAAACCAATCTTTAGCGTCTATGTCTCCACCAAGGGTTGCAAAATCACAACCTATGTCATCTACTTGCTCATCCGTCAGCCCCTGCCATTCGCGCTTAGGCTGCGCTAGTGCTGCGCGTAGTTTTAAAATCGCTTCAACGCAATCAATTCCATCTTCATCGCGCACATCAATAAGATTATCAAGCGCAAGCTGCATTACTTCTTTGTCAGTCATATCTGCCCCCTTGCGCGTAGCATGTCAGCGTATTGCCGCCCAAGATAATATTCATCATCGCTAATTTCTTCACACAACTTCGCACACGCCTCGCGCTCATTATTAATTAATTGCTTGACATACTGTTCTAATTCTTGCCATGCCTCATGAGCATCGTCGGGCAAAACGGCATTGCGGTAGTCAAATGCAATCTTATGTAGTTCATTCATACCTGCCCCCTTGCGCGGATAGCTGCCGCACAATCTTCTGCATCAGGGCGCGTAAACTCACTTCTATCTTCAGAGTCCAGCCACTTGTTCCACATCTGAAAACACAACGCTGCACACGCCTCGCGCTCATGCTCTGCTACTAAGCGGGCAAACTTAACCCACGCATTATCGGAGTACCAGTTATCAACCCCGCCATCGTGAAGCCCCAGTTCTTCCATGAGTTTCATTGTTTGTTCGTTGGTCATTTTTTCACCCTCACTAGCGTTGCAGCCATCAGCCAACCTTCTTCGGCTAACATCTTGGCGCAAGACTCACGCTCCGCTGCCGCTACATCCTGCTCATACTCAGTCCAATATTCCGCATTCCAAGCTTTGCGCTCACGCTCTGCCGCTACAATTAAATTGGCAAAGCGTTCAAATAACCTGATGTCTTGCGGGGGAAACTCGAAAAGAACATTTTTATTTGTTGCTTCTTTTGCCAAGCAGATAATTTCATCTCGTGTCATTTGGTTACCTTCCATTGGTTATTTCTTAGATGGGTTTCGTACTCGCCCCTAAGTAACCCTGCCTTTACCCTGTCTGCGTTTGATTGCTTCCTCATCGCAGCGCGCTCGCTATCCCACTTTCTATCCTGCTGGCCTAATTGGATCTTTGCCATCCAGTTCAACGTAGCTACATCCTGCGATCTCTCTGTATCCCACAGCCGGTCTGCCAGTGGCCGCATAAATCTGCCGACCATTTCTTGCACGCGCTCCATGTAATACACATTCTTAGGGCAGCGCTTTAAGTTATGTTTCTGTAGGTCTACGCCCCACGGTTTTATCCAGTTCATTATGTCCATCATGCGTTTATCTGCCCTGAACGCCTTGATTACCAGCGCGTCATACACTCGCTGCTGTTCTGGTGTTACTGGTTTTCTTTCATCAGGCTCATCAGTTCCGCATTTATCTTCGCCCTTGCCCATTTCTTGTCTCCTTCCATCAACATCAGCGCCAATGCAAACAATATAAAGTTCTGCATCTTGTCTATGTCTTCTTCATTCACCACCCCCTGCCGGATCTCTGAGATAGTCCTCATGGCCTCGCGGCGGGTATGGTCTACCGTTGCTTGCCATTCGCGGGTAGGTTCGGCTCTCACAGTAATTCCCTGATCTGCTCTATAGATAGATCTGTCTCGTCATAGACTGCCAAGATCATAGTCGGGCCGACTTTAAATACCTTCTGCCGAGTACGACTAACTGCCGGCGCCGTAGTCTTTAATCTCGCAGCAATGTCAGCGTCATTCTTAAACCCACAGTTATCAATCAGGTAGTCGAATAATTTGTGCGGCCTAAACCCAGCGCGGGCTTTGCGGTCAAACTTTTCTTGCTTCATCTCGTCTGCCTGGACAATCATTTCTTTCCTCCGCACATATGATTCTTGGCCGCTTTAAGATCGGCATTAAAAAACCAAGCCACGCATTGTTTCTCAAGATTAACTTCTGGCGCCGGAGCAACAGAAGCAATGCCAATTTTTATGCCCTCCGCCCTGCCAATATTCAAAGAAAGAACAATGCCGACAGTTATTCCAACGATATAAACCATATCTCTCATTCAATTAACCCCCTCATAGTCATCATTGCCTCTGCCATGATGTATGCCTCTTCCGCGTAGTCCTCGGCCATCTGCTCTTCAGTATCCCACCGGCGCGATCCAAACCACGATGGATTAGCAATCATTGCCTGCATAGCCTTAGCCGCAAAGTAATCTTGTAGCGTCATGCCAAAATTACTTACATCGGGAAACGCCTGTGGAACCTGACCAATATTGTTCATCGTGTCACCTTACGTTTTCTGTATGAGACTCAAATATATTACTATCCCTAGATATAGTCAACAGTTATTTTCATACAGGAACAACCTGTTGCATATGTTTTAACCTTGTCTCTGAGAATCCTCTGTGATATTGTCTAATCTCTCCTTCAGTTAGGACCTTCTCTAGTGAGAAGTTTTCGAGGCACATATCTCCATGTGCCTCTTTTTTCGCCTATGTACAGGAACATTTGTTCCTGTTAAAATTAATCCTTGCAAGCAGTATTAGTCTGCCCTATACTTAGCTGGTCATTGCGGCGGCTCTGACGAACACCTAAGCCCTAAAGCTTAGACTCTTTACCCCTTGGGGAGTGCCGCCGCGCTGAGAGTCTAGCCTTTAGGGCTTTTTGCTTTCCGCGACCGTCACAGATCACGATAGAAGTGGGCCTACATGGGCTGCCATCTAAGAATACATCGGCCACGGTACACCCCCGTGCGAGTCGGATAGCCTGTCAGCGAGGGACTGTCATAGATACAGAGGCCATGGTGAGACAAACTCTGTGTTGAAAGAATCGCTGCCTCATGGGAATGCTGGATAGCCGACTTAATCGGCAAATAGCAAACTGGCAATGTCAGCCAATTTGTGATTATCGGGCAAGGATGATACCCCTGATCGTGACCTGCGGTAGGTCAACGGCTGGGCTTATCACCCTTGGGGAACCTATTGTCAAAAATTGCTGGGGATTTGTAGAAATGGTAAGCCAACTGTAGGTTTCCCTACAGTTGAGTTATTAAATTACTTACGCATAGATTTTCTGGCAGTTTCCGCTTGCTCCGCTATATCCCCGATGATAAGTTTGAGCCGGTCAATCTCTTCCTTCTTCTGAGCGCCGGTCATCGTATCGTCGTTTGTGATGGACTGAATGGCCTTGCGGATCTTCGACATATCTTTGGCCGTCTTATCGTAGAACTTGGCCATCGCAATCTTGTCGCCCTTTTCCTCAATGATCTCCTGCACCTTCTCAGCCTGGCCTAGCTCCGCGTAGTGGCGCATATCCGCATACGCTTGGCTAATCTGCTTGTTGTTCTCATAGAAGGCCGTGACGTATTGGGACTGCGTGGTAGGCAAAGACTTCAAATAACCAAGCGACATCGTTTCTGCCCAGTTGTGATCGGGATAGGCGCTTTTAGAGAACGGCATAACCGCGTAGTGCGACGTTGCCGCGATAGTGCCACCTAGCCAGCCGAAGTAAGCCTTAATGGCGTAATCAACCTGCGCAGGAGACATCTCCGCTGCTTCTGGTAGGAAGACATTAGAAACCTGCGATAACGCCTTGGCAAGCGGGCTAGTGGCCTCTGAGTACCGTTCCGCCTTGGATAGACGCTCCATACCGGCAGTCTCGATAGGCGCGCCTGTGAAGCTATCCTTGTTGGCATATAGATCCACCAACGGCTTAATCATCTGTGGCGTAGGGTTTAAAGCAAACGTGTCGGACATCATGCGCTTGAAGCTCTGCTCGAATATCTTGCCCTCTGCCCCGCTGTCAATGATCTGCTCTAGCGTGCGCTCAGCCATCGTGCCGAATGCACCAATCTCAAACGGCTTAGGAACACGGATAGCCGCCTCCATGCCTGGCAGACGGAACCACCAGAAGTTATCGCGGTCCCACTGTTCGCGCTTCTTAAACTCTTCATCATCCTTAAACGCCAGATACAAAGCCAAGGAAGCCAATACAACCGCGCCAGTGACGGTAGAGAACTGCTGGGCTTTCTTCTTGTCATCAATGTCTATAGGCTTCCCAGTTGCGGAGTTATAGATAACCCGCGAGGTAGGAATAATCCCGTCCCGGCCAAGCTTGTACAGACCCTGCACGCGGGCATTTAAGAACGGCACCACCTGCGTAACCATACGGAACGCTGGGAAAGATCCTTGCATCGAGAAGTCCAACAAGTCTCTGGCGTAGAAGGATGCCTCAAGATGCGTATACTTCTTTTTGGTTTCTGGGTTAACTGTTTCTTTAAGTTTTTGATACAGCGCCATACGGTTAGCCGATTCAGACTTATTGCCGAAATCTTGATACGCCCGCCATGCTTTGCCTAAACCAGCTTTGATCTTATCTTCTGTGTCTAGGATATTTTTACCCTCAACACCAGCCTCCAGAAGTCGCTTAATCAGCTTAGATTGATCGCCCTCATAAGCAGAGCCAAAGTTAAAAATCGCGCCGCCAGCAAGCGCTGAGATATGCGCAGGGTTATTCTTGTCGGATAGCGCCCAGCCGCGAGCAACATTGGCAAACGGATTTAACTTCATATCGCTAACAGCCATCGCAGAGATAGAGTCGCGGAACAAGTTGCGCACCTTAAATGCCGGAGAAACAGTAACGCCGAACTGCAAGATATTCTTAAAGTCTCTAGCCACATCCAAGAACTTAGACTTAGGACCCATGTAGCCAATAGACATAATGGCATCCAGCAACAGAGGGTCTACTACTTCAAAGTAGGACACGTTGCCATCTATCATTACTTTGGCCATGCCCTTGCCGGACGTAGTAAAGCCAGGCTTCAATGACCCATCGCCAACCATCTCACCCGACTTAGTGGAATACACTTTACCGTCGCGCCACTCCAGACCAGCCTTAAGGTTGGGGAATGCAGCGTCCATAGCAACAGCAGCTTCAATAGTCTTAACAGCAGCAGCGTTCTTCATGGACGCAGAAAGAATGGCGCTCCAGTTACGCAGCGTGTTCTCCATCAGATCGCCGAAAGGTTTCTCGCCACCCTTCAACTCTTTAGAAAAGTGCTGATTGGCCAGACCAGACGCAGTAGCTGCGCCTTGAATGTTGCCGTCTTCCATTTCTTTGTAGAAAGGGATGTAGTTAATGTCACTAGCAAACCGCGCATACGCTTCCTTATCAATCAGCCCTTGCTTTAGCGCAATATCCAGCACTGACTTATTGAGTGCGTTCATATCTTTGCGCACACCCTCATATATTTCTAGGCGAGATTTGCCATTGAGAGTGCCTTTAGCCAATTCATTGCGTCGCTGGACAAGCTCTTTATTGAATGACGATATTTTCCCGCCCCGAACAAGATCCGCATCTCGGCTTAGTGCTACCCAAATCTGATAACGGTCAACCTCTGTGCCTACAGGCTCAAGTGCTTGGATCAGCCCCTTAGTATCCGACTTAATATCCAGCGCCCCGTCAGTCAACTTAACCTGGCCATTGAACATCAGTCCCTCTAGCGCCCCATCAATAGTCTTAGACAGCCGAGCCATCATGTACGCTTCAGAACTATAGTCTTTGATCGTGCGGTACTGATCGGCAATACCCTGAGCCATACGCTGAAAGAACTTATCTTTGTTGGCCTCAACCTTATCAATGATGGTTTTCTTATCTGGGTAGAACGATGGGCGAATTAATCCCATCAGATCATCTGGCACACCTTCAAATGCAGTCTCTGGCGGAGTACGCTGGCCAGCAGCTTTCTTCGCAGCTTCTTCCGCACCCCTGCGAATAAACTCCGGTATTTGCATCTCGGACTCAATTTCACCCTCAGACGGCGCTACCGCTGCTCCTGGTGGCGCTTGGCGCGGCCCAAGCTTTGTGCCTAAGAATGTGCCATAGCGCTCAGAAATAGCGGCCACATCAACAGCAGCCTCAGTAAGAATATCCTCGGAGATAGCAGCCACTTGTTCCAGCGCAGTTTGATACTTTGGATCAAGGCCGAGCAAGTTACGCAGAACTTCTGCAAACTTGGTGAATGCACTTTGCTTAGGCGTTACGCGGATAGTTGCGAGATAGCTTTGATACTCTGGGTCAGTTAATCCCCATGCCAAAACTTCATCAATGTCCCGCATCGGCCCCCACTTATCCCATGTTTTAGGACTTGCAGATTTAATTCTCCGCATCTTTTCAATGAAAGGATGCGTAACATTAGCCGCAATATCAGATTTAATTTGCGCGTTAATTAATTTAAGAAGCTTCTCCATCTCAACAACTTCTTGAGCATTACGCGGCAACATATGAAGTTGTGTTTGAGTACAAACATGCAGTAGTTCGTGCATGATGGTTTCATAGTTCGTGCCTGTCTTGCGGTCTGCTTTTCCTTGCGAGTTTGTACCATTTAACAAAACCCTAAAACTAATTCCAGTTGTGGCGCCCCACTGCATTTTAGATTTTCCTAATGCCCCGGCAGCCCTGTTCGCGCCATTCATAACACGCATGCTCATAGGAACACCGCGCTGGTCAAACTCCTTAATGCGCGTGTACATCTTTTCAGCAATAGCTTTCGCCGCACTATTAGGCGCGTTATCTATCAGCCACTTCGTAAGCTTAGGTAGCGACATGCCTTTAATTTCTTTGGCAATGTCAGCAGGATCTTTATCAATAACAAATTTAACGCGCTCGGTAGGCTTAGGCGGAGTTACTGGCGGTTCTTCCTCAA